AGCATTGAACAATCCGACCGAAGAATACAGGATAGCAAGGAATCTTCCACTCACAGGAGAGATCATGTTTGTTCTGGAGTCGAAAAAGGCGAAAAAGGATGGTGTTACACCTTTCATTAAGGAACACAAACAGGAGATTATAGATACCATCCATGCTCAGCGAGAAGAGCATGAAAAAGAAATTAGAGAATATTCGGCAAAATTACATTCAATTCCAGGATTGACTGAAATTGAAAAAGCGGACGAAGAATGGAAAAAGTATAATTCCGCATGGAATCGCGCATTTAATTCCGAAGATGCGGCAATTATGCAAGGTAAGCTGCATAAGCCAACATCTGACCCGGAAGCGTTACGAAAAAAATATCCGCAAGCAGCCGCCTATATCGCAATGGAAGAATTACGTAATGATTCCAATTATTCATACGCTTCGATTGGCAGAAAAGCATTGGATATGGTAATTGATGGAAAGTGGGAGGAAGCTCTTCAGTTTGCCGAAACAGAAAAGAAAAAAATTATAGAAAAGCATTTATGGGATTGATCTATAGGGGCGGATAAACCGCCCCGTTTTTTTATACCAGTTTTGCACGAATTCCGATGATTGGATCACCAAAAATTCCCGCTGTGGTATTTCCGTCCCCATTGGAAAAATCGGTATCGTAAATTCCTCCCAGCCAACCATGATGCTGGGTTTTTACCTGGTATTGGACCCGGTAATATTTTCCACCGGTCAGTTTGGGATCTGTATGGAAATATATCTGCACGCCGTCGATCATGCTGTGAAGATCACCGGCGTATGCGTCAGGAGTTCCCCAATCACATTTTGTGATTCTGGAAAACCATCCGCCCCCAATCTTGTGAACCCTATACTCAATGCTTCCAAGTGTGGCACCTATTGACAGGCCAACAACAGCATCATCATACATGCAGATTTCACCGCCGCCAACTTTTTTACCAGAACGCCCACGATGTAAACATTGTATTTCCAAATCAATACGGGGAGTTGCCGTTTGAGGCTGATGGGACACGGGTTTAATTACAAAATCGGAATAAAATTCTGATACATCCAGGCCATTGCCTGAAATACCATCTATATGCCCTTTGCTTGTGTACTGCCATCCGGCAAGTTCTCTACCACCAGCAAGCTGTGGCATACGGTGTTTTCTACCGTCATTAACGCCATAGTCACAAGCCCAGAAGGATGAACAATCTGTTGTCAAATTGTTCAGCGCCCACGCCCATGAATATAGACCGTCAATATATCCTGCCGCACGAATCTGTTTGCACCACAATTCAGCGGCTTGCGGCCACATGCTTTGATACCGTGTTTCTTCCAGATCGTAGTACACGGGTAGTTGTGGTTTATGCCCCTTCAGCAATCGTAACATGTGCTGAATTTCACTGTTTATTTTTTCCGTTGAATTCGCATAAGAATACAGATAGGCGCCCCACGGAATACCCAGACGCTCACATTCCTCGGCATTTCTTGCAAATTGAACATCGTCTTGACCGGCAATATCCGAACCATATCCAGCCCTGATAATTGCCCCATCAATGTGTGGTTTCACCGCCTCCCAATTGATTACCCCCTGCCACTGGGAAACATCAATGACTAGTTTCGGCATAGGTTTCACCATCCTTCCGCGGTGTATCATATGTCAATGCCTGTTTACTATCAGATACTCCGGATGTTGTGGGGTCAACCACAATTCCGATAATAGCTAGAACGGTGAATATAGCATTAACCACAGCAATTAGTTTTCCCTGTAAATCCGAAAAATCTACAGCGTAGCCAAAAACTGACGCAATGGCCTGAACCAGCAGTAAAACGGCTGGCACAATGGCAAGCCAAAAGTTTTTATTCTTCAGTCGGATTTTCCAGTTGATCATTTAATAAATTCCTCCGTTTCACGATTTCATCAATTCTATGGTGTGCCGATCGGGTAGACTGCTCAACAATTACCAGCCGTTTAGACATGTCCTGCACATCATTTTTCATCGACCGCATCTCAGATTTTATATCGGATGTATCCGACTGAATCGCCGTCAATGATGTCTCTATTCGTGCCTGTCTGGATGCCTCTGCTCTGGCGTCGTCAATCTGGGCTTTCACATCCCCATTTGACTGGTGATTGGCATTCAAAACCCCCAGAACCAGCGATACCGCCAGTGCCGCCAGTGCAATCCATGCGCTTGGGTCGATCATAATTTTCTCCTACTCTGTCAGCTCCGGGTGCCCCATTTCAACTAATGCCTGTTTTACATCGTCCAGATATGCCGGGTATTTCTGGGAAACATCCGAAATTGTCATTTTCCTTTTGATTATTAGTCTTGCATAAATCTTTGCCCTGATCATGCTGTAACCTCCTTTTCACTCTTTGCCGCCAGCTGCTCGTCAATGCTATCCAGCCGGGCATATATATCCGCAATGGCTTCCTGCGTCTCCGTGAGCTGTGCGGTATTATCCGCAATTTTTGTATCTGTGCTGGCTTCTTTCTGTCGAAGCTCAACCTCGTAAATCCCCCCAGTGTATACAGATATTCGGCTCAGCTGTGTATAGTTTTCATAGGCTATATCCTCCTTTCCATCTTCCTGCACAATCATAGTTTTGGTGCCCAAATCATCCGAAAATAATTTCTGAAGATCGTCCAAGTTCTGTTGCAGCATCCGGATAGTCAAAATTCCGGATCCCGCTGCGGCTGATGTGATTGTCAGCTTTTGTCCATTGTTAAAATTCAGTTCCATTTTTCCTTCCTTTCTTTTTGTATAAAAAATGACGCTCAAAGAGCGCCTAGTTTGACGTAATTTATAAAATATCGCTTTTATTTTATCGTTTTACAACGAATCGCATTGTTAATTCACCATGTTGGACTGATTCGGATGTAGCTACGAATATATATGTTGATTGAACTCCGACTGTCAATATAACACTGGCATTAACAGCACTTATCATATACGCAGATAATATTGTTTTATTTTTTAATGAATCCGGGAGGTCTTTCTTATATGAGTAATAATTTTTCCAATATAGGGTGCCGGAGTTCAATATAAATGTATAATCAACGATATCGGTATTTTGCTACAAGAAATCAGTTTTTAATATATGCAACTGTTACGCTTACTGCATTATCTTTTACTGTAGATCCATCTACAGTACGCCATCCTACTTCTACATGATTTTCGCCTTGGATGTAAAAACTATAAAAATTCTCCTTAACGTTCGTTCGCTCGTGGACGCCTGCAACAAACGCAGGGCTATAGCCACTGATAGAATCTAGTATCTTATTATCCACGGCGCCGTTTGTAGTACCTGAGTGGGTGATTGTGATTGTTCTAAAAATTATTTTGGAGCTTAGATCGGTATTTAATTTATTTACAGCCGTCTGTAATTCCGCCATTGTTTGTAATTGTGTAAACAATTTATCCACGCTGGAAACTGTGGTTCCATCAAGCGTAATTTTGTACAGCGGGAAATCTACGGTCGCCGCGCCTCCCAGAACGCTGCCTGTATTATAGGCTGGTATTGCGGGGGATGTGCCGTTGGTTCCCTTTATTACCACAAAATTGATTGCGCCTGTGGATTTGGTATACCTAGCGACAACCAGATCAATACGTTTATATCCGGACGTACCCGCCGCAATTGTCAATGTAACTGTGCTGCCATACGGAATTCTAAACCTCACGCCCTGCAGAACGCCCTCGCCGTCAGCCAGTTTTAGTGATGTATTACTTACCAGTGTGGGGGCAAATTTCTGCCCCACATCACACACATAACTGTCAGTCCCCATAATCGCCTGATCGTGTCCCGGATAGGTAATCTGGCTCAATGTGGTCCGTGCTGCTGCATCCTTGTACATCACATCCGTTAATGTACCATCTATTTTTACTCTCTGTCCGCATGCTTCTGGCATTTTTACCACCTCATTATGCATTATATGGTGCAATCAAAATTTCATTTTCCAGTTTCCAATTACCCAAATTATTGATCTGATTTTGCAAATTGCCTGCGGCATCTGTGGATAACTGATTTTTCACGTTTGCAAACCATGCTGAAAAAGCCTCCTGTTGCTCCGCACTCCAGCTGCTGAAATCATCTAGGTTTGTTTTTTTGAAATTTTCAAAATATGAATCAAACTGTTTCTGAATCTGGGAAAAATTAATTTCTTTTACGGTTCCTGCAACTATTCCGCACAAATTACCTGCGCGTGTATCTGTGATGTTGGCCTGAATGATAGATGTGGCACCAGCAGGAATACTGATCTGCGCAATAACCAGCTGTTTGATCGTGTCGTTCCATATGCGTGCAGGTGCTAATGCCGTGCTGGAATCTTCTGTTCCTTTTACAATTTTCAGGTAAATATCACGGTTGGAATTATTTCGTTCCACAACAACGTTATCAATTCGGGGATAGGTGGCGTTACCTGGACTGATTGACAGCGCCGTGGGGTTTGGGAATATCTGCACCTTCCCATCTACATTGCAGTACCCTGTACCAACAGTAACCTGCAAGGCATCAGATTGTGTTACCTCTAGATCTCCTGTAAAAACTCCAGATGTAAAAAATTTTTTCAGCCAATTCTCGAAAGATCCCGCATCATATATCCGGTCATGGTTTTCGGAATCCCAGAAAAATCCGTTTTGGCTCGTCGTTTCCATTTAGGTATCCTCCCAGTTAATTGTCTCCGGAAGCGGATCCCCGAATGTGGGTGAAATGATTCTCCCGCCATTTTCATATGTTTCTGTGATTCCGGTAATCCTTAGCTGCTTCTCCATGTTCCACGCACTTTTTTTGACCAGCACTATATCCCCCAGATCGTAATCTTCCCCGTAAGTGAAATTTACATCCGCCCCAGTATCACAATTAAACGCCGCGCTGACCTTATAGCCTTCCAGATCTTCATTCCCTTTTTGCGTCAACCTGTTTTTATACTGATCATCTGTATCATCGTCGCTTTTCGCCTCTCCGGAGGCATTATAAAATTTTTCCTTGCGGAGCAATTCGTCTGTCACGGTTCCGGTTTGAACAATCACCCTTGCACTGCCTTCTCCCTGCCCGCCTACATATTCGTATGTGCGTTCATTTGATTTATCGAATTCATACACTGCATTATTGATATTTTCGTATTCTTCCGAAAAAACAGCCTTTGGAATTTCAGCATCTGCACCTGTCCGGTCTTTCCCGGCATAAAAATTGAAAATAAATTTTTTTGTGGAAAAATCCGGGATTATTTCAAATCCGCATGTTGAATATCCTGAAACATTTTCTAAATGGGACAGAATATTTTTATATGTTGCCTGGAATGTTACTTTTTTCCCGGATGCCGCAAAATTTGACCGTGCTATAATCCCATTTTTAACAAATGGGGAAAAGGCAATAATTTCCTTTGCCGCTTGTTCACATGGAATATTATTTGCATAGTAGGTGCCTTTTATGATGTGTCTGTCCAGCATTGCGGAGAGAAACCGTCCCTTCAGCTGAATATCATATGCTTCTGCGCCTTCGTCAATTTTCATGTATTCCACAATCCCGGCATCTTTTTCCCCCTCGATACTAACTAAAATATCAACAAATTGTTTTTCAACATCTGACAGCATTTCACGATTTACATCCGTATTCGGAATATGGATTTCAAAATTTCCAGGCGTAAAATATTTACGTGTCCAGATAACTGATGATGCATCATCAAAAATCCCAATACGTTCCAGATAGGTGCCTGCCTGATAATCATTTTTGTAGATATTTATATCCATATCAGACACCCCCGTATTTCATTCTGTAGGTTGCCGTCATTGTCGCATACTCAGCCCCGGTATCCGCCGCAAAAGCAATAATATTAGTTCCCTTGTGCAGCTGGATAAACACGGAATCAGCCGTCATTTTATTGATAATGTTTGCACCGTTCAGGCGTACCCGTTTATTTCCGGTTCCGGTTGTGATTACCAAAACATCACCCGCTGACATGGTTAAATTCGTGAAGGCAATCCGGCTTTCAGACGTTCCCCTGGTATAGGTTATCCGTGGATTCACCACGGTATTATTTGCGGCAATCGTGATTGTGATTCCGATGCCGTCAACCGCCGCCAGATTCTCCCCTTCCATTCCGATGTCTACCTGCGCAGATTTTGCTTCCTCTTGCGCACCGAATTCAATTCCTGTACCCGATACAATTTCAAACGGAAATTCAAATTCCGGTATAAAAATACCGATCGCCACATTAGTATCTGCCGTGGCATAGAAATATGGATCCGGACAGATCAGCGACACGGACGTTGTACGCGCATGCCCTTCTGTTCCCGGATCCACTTTTTCAACATAGTATTCTATCTGGCGTTCAATATTTCCATCGTAATAAACCAGTGTGCCTTTTTGTCCCTTGCGGAATACATTGTACAGCATCATCCGATGCGACCAATGGGCGTCCTTGTCGCTGATGTCTAAAATAATATTTCTTTTTTTGGCTATGCTTCCAATATAGGTGGAACCATCCAGCATTGTTCCATCCGATGTGTTTACATTGATGTCATATCCATATAATCCGTCCGCGCCCAGCAATAAAAAGGGGGTATACCGCGTGTTAAACGTAATGTATGCCCCATCTTCATTAATGCATTTAATTCTACGGTCAGGTGTCATTTACAGCCCCCTTTGCGCCAGTACAAACTGGCGATTGGCATTTCTCGTCTGCCGCGCAATTTCTGACGGGGAAAGCGGGGTAGGCGAATAGATATTCACATTCTGGGTATAATTGCCAGTGTTCCCTCTTTCGTCCAACACTTCCCGCATATATCTTTTCAGGTTTTCGATTGGCAGAACCGCCTCCGGACCGGCCTCGCCTCCGCCCAGCAGATTACCGCCCAGCGCCCCGAAAATTGCGGGTGCTGTTAAGATTCCACCTTGCGCATACCAGCTTACCGATACGGTCGGCACTTTTTTGGTTTTTGCATCAAAATCACCCGACATGGAGAAATGCGGAAGCTGCATGGACTGATTAAACCGAAATTTTACATTGCTGATTGTGCGCTGCATGGAATTCACGGAATCATTTACAGTTTTCACAGCATCAGACATATGCCTTCCGATGCTGGCCGGAATATCATTAAATGCTGACGACATCTGTTTTGCACCGGAATTCACAGCTGATACAGATGTATCCATTCCGTTTTTCACAGTTTTTGAAACATTGGAAAATCCGGACTGCGTCACAGATGATATTTTCTGCATCGTACTGGTTTCTGCAGAAATCATCTGGTTGCCGCCTGTTTTTACCGCCATTACTGTACCATTTGACATTGTTTTTGCGCTTGCAACCACATTTGCACTGCCGCCCTTAAAGGCGTTGGCGATGCCGTTTACAACATCGGTTGCCCCGGATTTCAATGCATCCATACCGGATTTAACCACATTGATGGATGATTGCATGCTAGTCAGCCCTGCACTGGCTGTTTTTGCAGACCCCGCAATGCTGGACATCTGCGTTTTTACCAGCGTCAGCGCCGCACCCAGCGCAACCGCTCCGGCAGAGGATGCAACCGCGCCCGCCGCAAATACTAGCAGTGCTGCACCTCCGGCCGCTGCCCCGGCAACCATTACCAGCATCATTGCTCCGGATGCCGTAGCCCCTGCGCCCAGAACCAGCAATTTAGCGCCGGACATGGCTGCCGCTGTT